AAAGATTTTATTGAAAAAGTATACAAACAAGTTAATAAAGCTAAAACATTTTATCGTGGTAAATTTCAAACATGGATTGAAGTTGATAATAATGATGGAGAATTAACTAATGATATTATAACACATGCTTTTAAATTTATGAGTAGTTTTTATAACTCATCTATTAATAATCCTATTGGTCAAGAAGATAAAGAAAGACTTATAAGAAACGGATGGAAGTATTTATCACCTGAAATAATGTCAATGAAACAAATAAAAAAAGGAATTGATGGTTGGTATATATAATGAAACTAAACAAATATTTAAATGAAAATAAAACATCATCAATAGAAAAAGAATTAGATAAATTATATGAAAATTATTTAAATAATACTGAAAAAATTGCTAAAAAAGTATTTAAAAATATAATTGTACCATTTTTAAAGAAAAGAGAATGGACTCTTATTGTTGGAAATGGTTCATGGTTTTTTGATGATAAAAATAAAAATGCAATGTTTGTTGATGACTATCCAAATGATAAAGAATTTCAGAAAATTGAAAAAATATTTTCAATTCCAATAGATGGAACAAGAGATTCATTAGGTGGAATTATGCCTAATTATAAAGGATAGATTATGAGGCTACAACAATATATAAACGAAATATTTGATACCAAAGTAAAAATACGAAAAACAGAATCAGAAAAGGGATCATATTATACATATGAATTTAAAATAGGTAAAAATATTTATGATGTTAATATTGGATATAATGGTGAAGATGTTTGGGAAATTGATTTTGAATTAACTACTGATGACAGTGGTGATTATCTTGGAGATATAGGTATAACAGGTAAAGGACACGCTTTTGAAGTATTTAGTGGTGTTATTAAATGTATAGAAGATTTTATTAAAACAGAAAAACCAACAGATGATATAGAAATAGAAGCCAAAACAGATGACCCTAGTAGATTAAAACTATATGATAAATTAATTAAAACTAAAGTTAAAAAATTTGGATATAAATTTACTTATAAGAAAAAATCACCTGAATTTATTACATATAGATTTTCAAGGATTAAAAAATGAGACTACAACAATATATAAATGAAGACATTTCTAAATTTTTTATTCGATTAGGTCCAATGTCTGGTCAAAAACAAAAACATAGAGGAAGATTACAGGCACCGGCAAGAAAGGGTATATGGTTATTACCTATTCAAGCAGGTAGATATGATTTAGCTTTTTTAGGTGGATTTAATAAGCCTTCTAATAGACTTGAAGTAAAAGAAAAGGATTATCAAAAATTATATGGTATGAGTTATGATGAGTATGTAGAATTACCATATAACAAAATGGAGAAATTAGATAATATTGTTTATAATAAACAATTGAAAAAAATATATAAAAGTATTAAACTAAAAAATACTGATTTTGTTTGGACACATATGGGAAAAGGACCACCCGATAAAGAATTTGAAGGAAAGCCTTGGTATAAGGTAACAGTTAAAGAATACTGGAATTTATTTAAAAAAACATTTGGTAAAGAATTAAAAATGGGATATAGTATTGATGGCCAGTGGGCTGAAATATTTTGGGAAACAACATAATATGAGATTAACACAATATTTAAATGAATCAAAAGTCTGGTTGGATGATGTTAGAAAAGCACCATCTGGTTGGATCCATTTTGAAGAAATAGAAAGTCTTAAATCATACTATAAAAAACATCATAAAAATATAAAAGAAATGAGTTTAGACCATGACTTAGGTGACAATATTCCACCGGGTTATGAATTTTTACTATGGTTAGAAGAAATGGTTTATACGGGGAAATATACAAAAGTTCCAGTTATTAGAGTACATAGTGCAAATCCAGTTGGGAAAAGACGAATGGAGCAAAGTATAAAATCAATAAATAAGAGGATAAACAAATGAGATTAAATAATTACTTAAATGAAGATGATATACAAAAAGGATTGTCAGTTGATGAACCAGAATCAGGTGGTAAATATTCTGATGACGTTGTAAAAATGAATATCAAAATAGTTGAAAAAGCTTTATCAATAGCTAAAAAACAAGAAGATAGTGAAGCAAATAATGCTATTGTTGCTGACTTAGAAGATAAACTTGATAAGTGGAAAAATGTTGATAAAGAAACAAAACCAGCTGGCCCTAGTGTTCCAGCAGAATTATTAGTTGGTTTAGAAGGTGAAGACGCAGCAGCAGATGAAGAAAAACCAAAAGAAGAAGAAGAAGAATAATGAGATTACAACAATACTTAACAGAATCTATTATCAGTGTAGATCAGCGTGATATAAAATTGCTGTACAAACCTCTTGTAAAATATATGAGAGGCATACAGCAAAATGTCAAAACAAAAAATTCATCTGCTTTAAAAAAGAACCTTATAAGTATTAGAAAACAAGGATTTCATGCTAAAGCTGGTAAAATAGAAATGTGGATATTGAAAAGCTTTAAATCTAGTAATTTAAAATCTAAAGCAGCAAGAGATGCTCATAAAATAAATCCTATTGATATACACGTTGGTTTTCCAACTGATGAACCATTTTATTCACCAGAATTAAAAACAATTGTTGTTGGTTTACCACTTGCAAATCTTGACCCACTAACAGACCCTAAAGTAATAAAAGAAATAGAAGACGCAGAATTATATCATTTCTTTGAAAACTTCTCAACTGAAATACAAGTAAAACAACTTATTAGACATGAGTTAACTCACTGGATGGATGATAGTTTACGTAACCTTCACCTAAGTAAAAAAGCATCAAAAGATCAAATAAAAAGTCGCGATGAAGATGTTGTTGAATATTATGAAATAGAAGCTATAATAACTCAAGTAGACCAATTAAAGAAAATGTTAGGACATGAACGTTATACTAATTTAACATGGAAACACTTTATGAAATTCACACCTGATATACAGCACAACTTAGACAGTCAACCAGGCTTTCTTAAAAAGTTTATGAAAAGAATGAATAGAGAAGGTTTATTTACTGATAGAATGAGGACCACATTTAAAAAATGACCAGACTAATTAAATATATAAATGAAGATAGAGCACAATTCTTAGATATGTCGCCTAGAGAACAATCTAAACTTATTAAAAAAGATTGTAAATATTATTTAAATCTTACAAAAAATACTGGCCCATTTAATAGAGCTATTAGAGAAATGAATTTTAAAAAAAATGTAATACTTAAAAAAAGTGTAAGAACTAACAGACTATCATTAGGTATGGACCAAGATGTTTTTGGTAAATTTAATAAATGGTTATCTAAAAATGGTCATGTAAAGAGAGATGAATCAATATCAGCATCAAGTGCTGGCCCATCTCTTAGTTCTTTTGGTACATTATATTATTTTTTTCCTATTGGTAAATTTAATTATACATGGGTTAAAACAGAAGATATTAATAAGGATAATTTAAAAACTGAATGGAATGGGTTAGAAGTAGGAATGTTTTTTGATTATATAGATTATAAAGATATTGATGGTGGAGCAAGGAAAAGAAGAAAATTTCCAACATACTTTACAACAAATAAAGGCATTGAAACAGCACATAAAAACAAATACGAAATATGGTTTGACTGTAAATCATATTATCTAGTAAATAGAAAAAATAAAATATGAGATTAACACAATACTTAATAGAAGCAAAAGAAGCATTAAAGGACTGGAATAAATACGTGAAAGGCAATAAAATGTTAAATTCAGCTGTTAAAATACTTCAAAAAATAAACAAAAAAGGTTATAAAGTTTATATAGTTGGTGGAGTAGTACGTGATATTATTCTAGGTCAAGAACCACATGATGTTGATGTTGCAACAAATATGCCTATGGATGAAATTTCTAAGTTATGGAAAACATATGATATAGGTAAATCAAAAGATTTTGGAATAGTTGTTGTGAAAGAAGGTGGTTTTCAATTTGAAATAGCCCAATTTCGTAATGATGGTAAATACTTAGATGGTAGAAAACCAGAATCTATAAAAATAACTGGTTCATTTGAAGATGATGCTGGTAGACGTGATTTTACAATAAACGCAATGGCTATTGATAAAGATGGTAATATTATAGATTACTTTGATGGTAAAAAAGATATAAAAAATAAACTACTTAGAACTGTTGGGGATCCATATAAAAGATTTGGAGAAGACCACCTTCGTATAATGCGTGCCGCAAGATTTTCATCTAAGCTAGGGTTTGAAATAGAAAAGGATACAAAAAAAGCAGCACAAAAATTATCAAATAAAATTTTAGAATTATCACCTGAAAGAATAAAAGATGAAATAATGAAAGCAGCCGCACAAAGTGGTGATAAATTTGCTGATTATATTATTGAACTTGATAAGCTTAAAATATTAAAACATATATTACCAGAAGTATTAAACTTAAAATTTTGGCGTGAAAATCTTCAACATCACCCAGAAACAAGAGGTGGTGGTGGAACTGTATGGACACATACAATGGAAGCATTAAGAAAAAGTAATACTGCCGATCCTATTGCTAATTTATCAATATTGTTACATGATGTTGGTAAAGGTGTTACATTTTCACAAAAAGAAGGATTACCAAAATATCTTGGTCACGCAAAAGCTAGTATAGATTTAGTTGATAGTATAGCTGATAGATTAAAAATGTCTAACAAAGAAAGACAATCTTTAATATTTGCTGTTGGTAACCATATGAAATTTCATAATATACTTAAAATGAAACCTTCTAAAATTTCTAAGCTTGTTAATGATGAAAACTGGGATGTTCTTGTTGCCGTTTCACGAGCAGATGAATTTTCTCGTGGTGAAACATTTATGTATGCAGGTGAGTTTGAAAAAATAATTGATAAGTGTATTAAAATTAAAGATAAATTTGGTATGCCTATGGTTAATAAACAATTAAAACTTGTAGATGGGAATCATGTGATGGATATTACTGGATTGAAACAAGGTAAAAAAGTTGGTGATATAATTAGAAAAGTAACAGAAAAAATATTAGATAATGGAATTACAGACCAAAAAGAAATTGATAAACTTATAAAGGAATTGATATGAAACTTAATAAATATTTAAACGAAGATGTAATTGATGAAGCATTTAATAAAAAAATTGCCCAAAGTTGGTTTGATTCTTTATGGGATGAAGCAGAAGACAGAGGTGGAAAATTTGGTGATGGAATGATGTCAGTTTTACAATCTTTCAAAGCCACTTTTTTAAAATAATATGAGATTACAACAATATATAACTGAAGTAAAAATAACAGAACCAGAACAAGTTATTGATATACTTAAAAAAGATTGTATACCTTTTCTTAAAGAATTAAAAAAGACAGGAAGGAAAAAAATTCTTTATAGAGGTTATTATGATTTTAATTCTGGTATAATAACTAAAAAGAAAACCAGAAATGATAGAACACCAAAAGATATGGATGAAACAACATCAGAATATTTAGATAACTTGTTTAAAAAGAAATTTGGTTGGTATGCTCGATCAGCTGGTATTTTTGCTACTGCCAATGTTTTTGATACTTATGAATATGGTAAACCATTTCTATTTTTTCCAATAGGTAAATATAAATATATATGGTCACCAGTTGTTAATGATTTATATACAAAAATTGATAATAAGGGACTTAGTTTAGAAGATGTAGAAGAAAGATTTAGTGAAGATTATGAAATGGAACAAGGAGAATATACTAATAATGGTAGTTGGGAATATGATGGAATAGAACTTGAATATGCTGAAAGTAGATCAGAAGCTAAAATGGAAATGATGGATAATCAAGAACTATTTGGATTTGAATCATGGAATGATTTTGATGAAGATTTATTAGAATTTATACCAGATTTAACATTAGAAGAATTTATAGAACAAAAAGAAGAAGAAATAGAATATCATTTAAAAGATTTAGTATCATCATATACAAATAAAAATTTAAAACAAGCGATACAAATGAAAAACGAAATAACATTTAATTGTAAAGAATACTATTTAGTTCTTGAATCATTAGATACAGTTTTAAAACATGAGTTCTTCTAAGTTAATATCATCGCCTTCAATAAAAACATATTCATTTATTTCAAACTTTTCCGAGTCATAATATCTATATCTTATTTTACCATGTTTATCAAAATATGTTGTATGATCATGTATATCAAAAATAAAAGCCCCGTCATCTTTATCCTCATGTTTTCTTAAAGACCTACCTATTGATTGAAGTATTCTTATTTTAGATTTAAACGGTGCAACTAACACAATATATTTTAGATTAGGTATATTTAATCCTTGTTGAAAAATTCCATAAGTAGCAATCATTAATATATTTTTAGATTTTCCCATTTTTCTTCGCCAGTCTTCTCTTAAATCAACATCATCCCGGCCAGATAAAAACACAACTTCTTTATTAGTATTTGCTTTTAAATATTCTTCTAATACTTCACCTTCCTTTTCAACCTTTCCAACAAGTAACAAAACATTATGATCAAGTTTATTACATAAATTTTCAATTATATCCATTCTAAAAGGATTATTAAAAACAATATCTTTTACTTCATCATATGTTCCTTTTATTTTGCTTTGTTGGTATTCTAAGTTTAAAATATTAACATTACATTTACTTATGAATCCTTTATCAGCAAGAAACCCAGATGGGAACTCTTTTATAATTGGTCCAATATATGATTTTGTATTCCAGTTATCAAGTATAGAAGCATGAAGTGTTCCAGTAAATCCAAAACGATATTGAGCAAAAGATTTTTTTAAAATTTTCTTTAGTTGATGTGCCTTCATACCATGACACTCATCAACTATTATACAATCATAAAATAAAAGCTTATCATGATTATTCATTAATGTCTGCCATGTAGATACAACTATTGGTTTATCCCACTCTTTATATTTTTGATACACACGACCAATAATATCTTCTTCAATTCCATATTCAATCATATCACTATAAAATTGTTCAACTAATTGTTTATTAGGAACTACTATTATAGCATTAGTTACACCTGATTTTTTTCTATCAAGAAGTGTCTTAATAATATATGAAATAATAAGTGATTTACCTGATGCAGTTGCTGAACGAATTATACCCTTTGTATAATTTAAACAAGCTTTTATACATTCTTTTTGATATGGATATGGTTTAAGACTAAGATTGTAACGAGGTATGAATTTTTGGCCTTTAAATAATTTTTTTACTTCACCACTAATAACTAATTTATAACTCTTGAAATATTTTTTATGTAATCTTATATAATCAAATAATAAACCATAAGGTATTGTATTTGTTACCTTATTTATCATACAAATTTTGCCATCCCATGAACCTGAACGCCATGCTGGCATGTACTGAAACCCCTCTACATGCTGTGTAAAGTATTCACGTATACCAATCATATATTTTCTATTATCTGATACTATTCTTATGTGTAAATCATTTGCTAATTCTAATTTAACTTCATTCATAAACCCCACTCTTCACCTAATAATTTCTGGTTATCTTTTTCAATAACTTTTAATTTAACATTATCTGGTACTACAACAACTTTATTATTATATGGTAACATTCTTTCAAGATTAGAAATCCATTTATGTACATGACTTCTTGTTTCTTTAGAATTATCAAAATCTTTTGGTAACGTAATTAATAATATATCATCTTTTTTAAGACTAAATTTTTTTATATATTTTGCATAATCTTCCATTTTAATAACCACCACGTAAATTTTCACTAAATATTTTCATTGACCACTGTTGTTTCTCAAATGCTTTATACGCCATTTCAAAAAATCTTATTCTAATATTTTGTCTATTTATTATACTTTTCATTTGTATAATTTTTGTATCAGCAGGTAAACAATATTTTTCTATCTCTACTTTTGTCCACTCTTTATCATCATCAAATCTATAATATTTATATCTAATACCAACTAACTTATCATATTTAATTTGAAGTTCATCCATTATTGATAACTCTTTATGATGAAGTTCAGTATACTTTATTATCATATATGAATTTTCTTTTAACTTTTCTTGAATATCCATTTCTGAAAATTTTACCATTTCATCTATTGGATTGTCATTTAATAATTTTTCTAATATTTTTTCTTTAGTTTCTTTTTCTGATTTTTCTTCTTCATTCATAATATTTATAATAACATATTGAATACTATATGTAAACAAAATATGTTTACTTTTCTTCTATTTTAGTGTATAATAAAAAAATAATAGGAGAAAAAAATGGAAATAAAAGAATCAGTTGTTGTTAAACAAAACAAAAAATGGTACATTGGATATATTGAAGGATATAAATTTCATAAAAGTAATGAAATTAAAAAACTTTCAGATGTAAAAAATGTTGCAAATTATATAACTCTTGCAAAGTATATAAAAAATAAGAATAAAAATTATGACGCCAAACAAATTGTGTATTCTATATTAAATAATACTGGTTTGGATTCTATCTATATACTTGATAAACCAATAAATCCAGATGACAAAGAATTTGAAAATTACTGGTGGTCTGATGTAAATGAAATATGTAAAAAATGTTCATGGATTGATTTTTTAGAAAAACTCATTGTTAAATCAATGATGGTTGATAAGAAAATTTTAACTCTTGTTTGTAGTGTATTTGAATCAGAATATTTTGATGACCCATCAGTAAAATATGCCTTTGAGTATTATCAAAAACATTTAGATGAATTTCACCAAATTGCACCAACAGAAGCAGTTATAAATTCAAGTGATGATAAAATTAATATCAAGGAATTATTTAGTGAAGTAGATTCAATAGAGTATGATATTGCTAAGAATCAAGACCATTTATTAGCAGAAATTAATTTTTTTTTAAAAGATAAAGCCATAAAAAGAGCAATGGTAGAAGGTGTTGATTTAATTGATAGTGGTGGAGATGTAAATTTACTAAGAGAAAAAATAGAAAAAGCTTTATGTAAAGATATAAAAATTGATTTAGGATTAGATTATTTCAAAGATTTAGGTTCCAGACTTAAAAAGATATTTACAGCAACAGATTATAGAGTACCAACTTATTTTCCTCAATTTGATGAGTTTATAAACGGTGGTTTTCCACCGTTTACTCTTTCTGTTTTAGTAGCAAAGATTCATGGTGGAAAGTCACAGTTAATGGCCAATATGGCAGCAAGACAAGTTTTACATGGTCATAATATTGTATTATTAACATTAGAAATGTCTGAAAATGAATTTGCTCAAAGATTTGATTCTATATACTCAAAACTTGATATAAATAGAATTTATTTATCTGAAAAACATAAAGGTAAATTAGTAAAATCTCTTAAAGAAATAAGAGACCAAGAAGGTAGAGGAAATTTATATATAAAGCAATTTCCAACTGGTGCTGCATCAGTTGCTGATTTTAAAACATATCTTCGTGAGTTGATTATAAGAAACATAAAAATATCAGTTATATATGTTGATTATATTAACTTAATGAGAGCAGCATATAAACAATACGGTGATATGTATAGTTCAGTAAAAACAATAGCTGAAGAATTAAGAGCATTATCATTTCAATTTGAAATACCAGTAATTTCAGTTAGTCAATTAAATAGAGAAGGTTCGTTTGTTGGATTTGAACAAATTGACTTTAATTATATTGCAGAAAGTCATGGTGTTCCAGCAACAGCAGACTTTATGTCAATTTTGGGTGTTGATGAAGATGCCATGGTTTATCAAAATGAAATATGGTATAAAATTGTAAAGAATAGATTAGGTGGTCGTGTTGGTGAAATTAATATGTTTTATCACGATACAAGAAGTTTAAAAATATATGACTCAACAGAATTAGATTTATGGGTAAGTGAAAAAGAAATATCAGGTGATGAAAGAAAAATATTTCAAAAAGTACAACGAGAACAAGCAAGTAACAGTAGGAGAAGATAATGAATAAACATGATAAAAGAATACTAGCTGAATCCGTTGCACATCATAGAGTAGAAACTGAAATATTAATAAATGAAATTTTAGAAATTCACAAAGAGGATATAAAACTAATGAAAGAAGAAGAAGAAAAAGAATTATTAAAACATCTTCCTATGTTTCCGCATAAATTAGGTGGAAAGAAGTTTAATAGGAAAGAACTTAAAAGTTTAGTAGAATATTTTAGAAAACACTTAGAAAAAAATGAAAAAGAAAAGTGTGTATATTGTAATTCAATAACACCTTACAAAAAAAGCGATGATATAAGTATAAGAGATTATTATGTTGAAGGTGCTGGTCAACTATGTATCACTTGTTTTTTTGAAACATATGGAAGTATATAATGTTTAAAAATGTATTTTATAACAACAAAAAATCAGTAATTCATTTATGGGAACAAATAAATGGTAAAGATATGTACACTCAAATTGATTGGGTGCCATATGTTTATCTTCCATTTCAAAATTCAAATATTAAAACAATAGATGGTATAAATGTTAGAAAAAAAGAATTTAATACTTATTATAATTATTATGAATGGCAAAAAAATACTAGCGCAAAAATGTATGAAAATAAAGTAAGACCTGAAGTACAATTCTTAGCTGAAAGATATTATAATATTCCAGATGATGATTTATCTGTTCCAAATTTGAAAGTATATTATTTAGATATAGAAGTTAATGCAGAAAAAGGATTTCCTAATCCAACAGAAGCAAACGATCCAATAACAATTATATCAATTTATGATAATAAATTAAAAAAATCTATATCATTTGGTATAAAACCATTAGTTAAAAAATTAAAAGACAATATATTTGTTTTATGTAAAAGCGAAGAAGAATTAATTATTAAATTTTTAAAATATGTAAATAAGTATCCTTGTGATGTTCTTTCAGGTTGGTTTATATGGAACTTTGACTTACCATATATTATTAATAGAACTATTAAATTATTTGGTGAGAAGAAAAAAATATACAATCTTTTATCACCTATTAATATTGTTAGAACATGGAAGCAAAGAAATAGTGAAGAAATTAATATTGATATAGCTGGTGTTTCAATAATTGATTATTTTAATATTTATAAATGGTATAGTCCTAATAAACTTGAAAAATATACTCTTGAATAT